AGCGATGTAAAGAATTTAGACTTATCTAAAGCTAAACCGCGCCATTGGGCGCAAATGTGCCAATATGGTTTTAAGCGTAAATTAAAATACGGTCTATATATGATCGAAAATAAAAATGACAGTGATATAATAGTTAGAATTGTAGAGCTAGATTGGAATTACGGAGCTAGCTTAGAGCGCAAAGCAGAAGATATTATTTTCGCTACTGAGCCTCCACCTAGAATAGCTGAGAATGAAGCGTACTTTGACTGTAAGTATTGTGAGCATGTAGGACAATGCCATAGAGGCGAGTTACCAGAAAAGAATTGTAGAAGCTGTAGACATTCAAAGCCGGTAGAAAATGGTAATTGGTATTGTGGGTTATATTCTAATAACATTCCAGAAGATTTTATTCCAAGTGGCTGTAATGATTGGTTAGCAATATGAAAATATTTGCAATAAAAAATATTCAGACTGGTTTATTTCTTGAAAATGGTAAACCAATGTCTAAAACTTCTGCTAAATTTTCAAATAAAAATACAAGATTATTTACAGAAAAAAGAGCAGCTACTAACGCTTTAAATTGTTGGTTATTAGGAAAATGGACACAAGAATTTGACCATGAGGGCTATCCAAGTGGTCCTGTACCTCCTGATAAAATTCCAGAAGATAGAAAAGAAGTATCTTTATTATTAAAGATTGTAGAAGCTGAAATTATATTTAAATGATTACCCTTCGCCCTTACCAGTTAGACGGATTAAATGTCTAATAAATTTGTAGATATGACAGGTCAAAGATTTGGCCGTATAGTATGTACCAAGCCATTAGGCTCAATTAAAAGCGGAATGGTTTGGGAATGTGTCTGTGATTGTGGAAATACGATTAAAGCGGTAAGAGGAAATTTAATAAAAGGTAATACTAATTCTTGTGGTTGTCTTAAAAAGCAACTTTCTTCAGAACGTGCTTCAAAACAATTTACTGTTCACGGAAAAACAAAAAGAACCAACGGTAAAAAATTAAATAGGCGAGGTTCATATACTACATGGGAAGCGATGATACAAAGATGTACTAATTCTAATGCTAAATGGTATCATCGCTACGGAGGTAGAGGAATTAAAGTTTGTGATCGTTGGTTAAATAGTTTTGAAAACTTTTTAGAAGATATGGGAGAAAGACCTGAAGGAATGACAATAGATAGAATAAATAATAATGGAAATTATGAGCCTTCAAATTGTAGATGGGCTACAGCCTCAGAGCAAGCTAACAATAAATCATGACGAATATAACATTAAGACCTTATCAATTAGAAGGTTTAAATAGGATATGGGAATATTACTCTAATGGTGGAAAAGGAAATGTTTGTTTAGCATGGCCTACCGGAACAGGTAAAAGTGTTGTTCCTGCTGTTTTTATTGAAGGTGTTATGAGGCAATGGCCTAATCAACGCTTTTTAATGATTACTCACGTTAAAGAATTGATTGAACAAAATTACAAAGTTCTTTTAAAAATCTGGTATAACGCTCCTGTTGGTATTTATAGTGCTGGTTTAAAATCTAAACAGATAGCTCAATCTATTATTTATGGCGGTATTCAATCTATGATTAAAAATCCTATGATGTTCGGTCATAGGGACATAATTTTTATAGACGAAGCACATTTAATTTCTACAGATGAAAGTAGTATGTACGTTACTTTTCTTGCTGCAATGAAATTAATTAATCCAAATTTAAAAGTAATTGGATTGACAGCTACGCCTTTCCGAATGGGGCAAGGCATGATAACAGACGGAGGCTTATTTACTGATATTGTCCATGATCTAACGTCAATGGAAAATTTTAACAGGCTTATTGATGAAGGTTATCTAGCTCCACTTGTGCCGCTCAGAACTAAAATTGAATTAGATGTTTCAGAAGTAAAAGTACAGCAGGGAGAGTTTATAGCTTCTAGTTTGCAGAAAGCAGTAGATAAAGAAGAAATAACATTTCAGGGGCTAAGAGAAGTTTTAGACGCTGGTACTAATAGAGCAGCTTGGCTTTTATTTTCATCTGGTATTGAACACGCTGAGCATATAGCGGAAATGCTTGGAACATTTGGTATTGACTGCGCCCCTATACATTCTAAGCGACCTAGTGAATATAATGACAAAGCTATAAAAGCATTCAAAGCAGGAGAGCTTAAATCAATCGTTAACTACGGAAAACTAACAACAGGATTTGACTATCCTAATATTGATTTGATCGCAATGTTTAGGCCTACGCTCAGTGTCCCGCTTTGGGTACAAATGTTAGGACGTGGTACGCGCCCTGTTTATGCTGACGGTTTTGATCTAAGCACCGTTGAGGGTCGATTAGGAGCCATTGCAGCCGGTCCTAAGCAGAACTGTAGAGTGTTAGACTTTGCCAGAAATACGCCGCGCCTTGGGCCTATAAATGATCCTCAAATACCGCGCAAAAAGGGAGAAGGCGGGGGAGAGGTTCCTATTAAACTCTGTGACGCTTGCGGCTGTTATAATCATACGCGCGTTCAATTCTGTACTAACTGCGGAGAAGAATTTTCATTTAAAGTTAAAATCCTTCCTAAATCAGGAAATGAAGAATTAATCAGAATTGAAACACCTATTATAGAAGAATTTAAAGTAGACAAAGTTATTTACACAAGACACGTTAAAATTGATAAGAAAACTAAAATTGAATTATCTGCTCCAATGTTGAAAGCTTCATATTATTGTGGGTTAAGAACCTTTACGGAGTACGTTGGATTACAGCATAGCGGATTAGTTTTACATAAAGCTAGGGAATGGTGGAGAATGAGAAGCAAAGACGGACCACCATTAACTACAGACGAAGCGTTATTGAGATTGAGCGAACTGAGAGCGCCTAAAAGCATAAGCGTTCACGTCAATCTTAAATGGCCTGAGATAAAAGGAGTTAAATGGTAATGGCTTATAAAAAACCAAAACCATTACTTAGAAACGGTTACGATATAACTATGAGAGCTGCGGTAGCTGACTTTGTACAAAAATATGTAACCTCATTATATGACCATCCTTTTAAAAGTTGTTTGAATTGTACTTATTGGGATGCTGGAAAAGATTTATGCAAGAAGTTTAACGCTAAGCCACCAACGGATATTATTGTTTACTCTTGCCCTGATCATGAGGACGATGAAGGAATACCGTTTTAAAATAGGAGAATAAAAGAATGGTAAAAGCAATAGATATTAGTTTTTTAAAACCTATTGTAGCTAACGTGCTAGAAGATGAAAATAGAAATTGGACAATACAAGGTTTTGGTTTCTTGCGTACTTACTTTGGTACAAAAAATAATCCAAAGCGTTACCGTTTAAATTTATGGGATAATAGATTTACTATTCCAAATGTTTCTACAATTCATGACCATCCTTGGGATTTTAAATCAGTTATAATTGCTGGTGAATTTCTAAATCAGCGTTATGAACTAGAAAATGATGAGAGTAATCCAACTCACAATTATACTATATTAAAAACAGGAGAAGGCGGAGGATTAACAAAGACTGACCCTAAAGCGTGTAAACTAATACCTTATAATGAAGAATTTTATTTACCCGGTAATATATATTCACAAAAAGCAAATGAAATACATGAAACAAAATTTGTAAATGGTTCTGTTACATTAAATGAACGTGTTGGTGATACAGAACACGCAAGAGTATTTTGGCCTTATGGAAAAAATTGGGTAGATGCTAGACCAAGAGTAGCTACTAAAGATGAAGTTAAAAAAGCAGTAGAAACATCTTTAAATAAGTGGTTTTAATGCCTCCTAAACCCCGCTCTAAACCCGTATCTTTAACTCAAGATTATTTGAAGTCTATTCTTCATTATAATCCTGACACTGGTTTATTTGTTTGGTTACAGAATATAGGAACTAGAGCAAAAGTAGGAGCTATCGCTGGAAGTAAAAATAATGAAGGTTATTTACATATTAAAATAAATAAGATTCGTTATAAAAGTCACCGCTTAGCTTGGCTTTATATGACAGGTTCATTTCCGACGAAAAACTTAGACCATATAAATAATATTCGTGATGATAATAAATGGTCAAATTTAAGGGAGTGTACTGTAAGCCAAAATAATTATAATTATAAAGTTAAAACTACTAATAAGCTAGGTGTAAAAGGTGTATATCTTTATAAAGGATTATATAGAGCGCAAATACAAATAAATAAAGAAAAGATATTTTTAGGAGCGTTTAAAACATTAACTGAAGCTAAAAATGCTCATGACGAAGCTGCTATAAAATATCAAGGTGATTTTGTAAATTATACTATAGAGCATTCAAATGACAAATAGACCTAGAAAAAAAGAAACTAATAAAACATCTAGTTTGCTAGAAGCTGTAGAGTTTGTTAGCTCTATATTAAAAGAACGCGGAGCAGCTTATGAAACTCATGTGTCACTAAAGGATAATTGGGCTATCGGATTTAATGGAGTATTGTCAGCAGGACATAAGATTGAAGAAGCGTTAGAAGCATACCCACAAAACACTCTATTTCAATCTGCTCTTTCAAAATGCAGCGACAGCTTAGCAATCACGCTTTTAGAAACTAACAGACTGTCAATTAAATCTGAAAAGTTTAAAGCGTTAATTCCATGTGTTGACGCTGAGCTAATGCACAATATTTTTCCCGATCCTCCTATAGCGATTGTAGATGATCGCTTTAAGAAGGCTATGGAAGTTGTAGGTGTACTAGCTCAAGAAAACGCGCAAAGCGTCGTTACTGCTTCTATCCTCATGAACGGTATGAGCCTGATAGCTACAGACCGTAAAATGGTTATCGAGTATTGGCATGGAGTAGACTTACCGCCACTGATTACAATTCCAAAAGCGTTTGTAGCTCCACTGATAAAAACAAAAAAGAAGCTAGCTAGATTTGGTTTCAGTAATTCTAGCGTCACGTTTTATTTTGAAGATGAAAGCTGGATTAAAACTCAAACTTACGCCGATCCTTGGCCTGATGTAGCAGGACTACTAAATAAAAAAGCTAACCTATGGGCTATTCCTGAAAAGTTTTTTGAAGGCGTTAAAGCTGTTGAACCATTTTCAGACGATGGAAATATATTTTTTGATGAAGGTCTATTACGCTCTCATCCGTCAGAAACAGTAGGAGCTAGCTTTGAAATTACAGGAACGCCTAAAGGCGTTGTATATCCTGCTAAATATTTAAATATGCTAAACGGTTTAGCAACTAAAATAGATTTCATTACGCCGCACAATTCAAACTACTGCCTTTATTTTGAGGGAGAGAGTTGTAGAGGCGTTATTGCTGGGAGGGGGTAGTGCAAGAGAAAATAAAAATCCTTGATGGACCAATGGAAGGTGAAGAAACGCAGCTAGACCGTAGGCTTATGGTTATGTACGATCAAAAAATAATTACTGACGATGAAGATAACAAACATCTTTATATGATTGTTCAAAACGGTTTAAAGTATGTTAAATCTCTCCCCTGAAGGCCACATACTTTTAGACAAGGGGCCGGTTCAATTAAAACCATATAAGCAACGAGAGCCGATACCTTACACACTGGCAACGGACGCTGAGATAATAGCTGGTGCTGGTGGAGATTTGATAGGCGATACTGAAACCTATCCAAACTACAATCTATGCGGTTTTAAAATTGTAAAGACTGGTAAATTTATCCAGCTTGATAATAATTTTAATCCAGCTTTTTTGTCATGGCTTCTTTTCAATTACAGGACGGTTGGATTTAATTCTAAGAATTATGATCTAATGATAATGTGGGCAGCTTACGTCAATCGTGATCCTGAGTTTTTAAAAGCGGTTTCAAATGCAATCATTTTACAAGGTATACGTGGAGCAGAGCTATATAAAACATTTGGCTTTAAGCCTTATGAAACTCCCCATATAGATTTGATTGAGGTATGCCCGCTCAAAGGCTCTCTTAAATTATATGGAGGTAGATTACATTCACCGCGTATTCAGGATTTACCAATTCCTGATACAAAATATTTGACAATGGATGAAATAGAAATTGTTAAAAATTATAACATAAACGATTTAGATGTTACTGAGCAACTACTTCATTTTAACAAAGAGCGTCTTGATTTACGCGCTACCATGAGCGTTGAATACAAAGAAGATTTAATGAGCAAATCGGACGCTCAAATAGCAGAAGCAGTTTTAACTAAAGAGGTTAAAAAGCTAACTGGTAAATGGCCTAAGCGTCCTGAGATTGAGCCGGGTACAGCTTATAAATATTCTATACCGTCTTACATTCAATATAAAACTAAAGAGCTTCAGAAGGTTTTGTATGATGTTAGAACGGCAGATTTTATTGTAAACGAGCATGGTAAAATCATTTTACCAGAAAGCTTAAAAACAAGCGTTAAAATAAACAATGGTATTTATAGAATAGGAATAGGCGGGTTACATTCATCTGAGCAAAATAAATCTTATAAAGAAGATGAAAATTACGCTATTATTGATAGAGACGTTGCTAGCTACTATCCAAGAATTATTACTAATTTAAAATTGTACCCACAATCAATGGGGCCGGATTTTCTGTTAGCTTATGAGCAGATTATTCAAACAAGACTTCACGCAAAGAAGAATAAAATATTTGCAACAGACAAAGGATTAAAAATTGTTATCAATGGAACGTCTGGAAAATTCAGCGATAGCTGGTCTAAGATGTACGCTCCTGATTTAACTATTCAGGTGACAGTGACAGGACAGCTAGCCCTTTTAATGTTAATAGAGAGCATAGAGTTAAATGACATTTCTGTTATTAGCGCCAACACTGACGGTATTGTTATTTTTTGTAATCGTAACAAAATCTCTAGATTGAATGAGATAATTAAAGATTGGGAAATTAAAACTAATTTTGAAACTGAAGAAACGCTTTACAAGGGTTATTATGCCCGCGACGTAAACGCTTATTTTGCAGTTAAGATGAATGGAGAAGTTAAAGTAAAAGGCAATCCTTATTCAGAAGTTGGCTCTCAAAGCGGAACACAATTAGACGTAAACCCTGTTGTGTTAATTTGTTCTGATGCTGTAAAAAATTTATTAAGTAAAAATATTCCAATAGAAAAAACAATTATAGAATGCAAAGACATAACTAGATTTATATATTTAAGACAAGCTAAAGCGCCGGGAGCGCATAAAAATGGGCATTATTTGGGTAAAGTGATACGATGGTATTATGCTAAAGGAGAAGAAGGCTGTATTCAAACTGTACAATCTAATAATAAAGTAGCTGATAGCGACGGGGGTAAACCAATAATGGACCTTCCTAAAGATTTTCCTGACGATATAGATTACAATAAGTATATTGAATTTACTAAACAAATATTATACGATATAGACTACCTGAAGCGTCCTAAGCAAATAGAGTTTTTTTAAAATGCTTCCACGATCAATAGGTGTTTATCAAATAAAAAAAATGTAAATGTGATGATTGTAGAAAAAAGAGAAATGAATATGCAAAAGATTGGAGAAAAGCACAGTATCGTTAGCGCCGCGATCCTGTGCGTTTTGGCAACGCCAGCCCTAGGAGACACTTTTATAATTTTACCGCGTCCTGAGCCTCCGAGAGGAAAGCTAGGCACCTTCCAAGCTCTTTGGATGCAACGTACCGCGCCTCACCCAAAGCCGGGAATAGCGTCTTGGTACAATGACAAGCTGACAGCAACCGGGGAGCGATTGCGCCCCTATGACGCTCAAAACTGCACCTGTAGCCATCCTGAAGCATCGGAGCTAGGACAGCGATACATTGTTAAGAGAGGGGATAAATCTATAGCGTGTTTAGTGAACGATATAGGACCGGCTAAGCGTTTAAATCGTGCAATAGATTTAACACCAGCTTGCTTTGAATTATTAGGTTTTAAATTGAATGAAGGCTTAGGTCTAGTGACTATAGAACGTCAGTGAGTAGCTTTGGATTTAGCGTTAAGAACGTCAGTCAATGTTTCTGACGCTGCAATTAAAGCGTCAGTTGCATCTTCTAATTTCTTTTTTGCAATTCTTAATTTTTCTTCATGAGAAGAAAAATCTTTATCATTTTTACCATCGTCATTAATGATACGATTAATCTGATTTACGATTGTCTGTATCATCTGCTAGCTCTCACTTCTACTGTTAGATTTTCTATTGCTCTAGAACTTACGTGTATAGCTTCTGCAATTCTATCTGCTGCTACTATACGTTCATCATAACTTTCTGTTAATTTATTTTCTAACCACTGAATGCGAGTGTCTTTTTTTTCTTCACGCTTTTCAGATTTATATAAATTAATCCATAAGATTACGCATATTAGACCGGGAGGACCATAGGCTTTTATAAACTCTGCTGCTAAGTCCATCCCGGCATTCCCAGTAAATAAAATTAAACATCATCTTCAGTTTCAGGAGGTAATGGTTCCTGAATACGCGCATGAAAAGATTTAACAGCGTTATCTAAATTAATTTTATCCTGCTCAGTAAAACCTCCTGCAATACCATGAACGATAGCAGCCGCTAAAGGTTCCGCGTCTTGAGAAGCTTTTATAACTTTTGGGCCTAGTGTGTTGACAGCGTTATTAATAATCTCAGCTACACGCTCAATAGCGTCTACAATGTCTGCTGGTTTCATGATTGAATACCTTTGCTTGCTGCATAATCTTTATAGGTTGAAACAGCAAGTCTAGCAGCACTTATTACAGAAGCTAAATTTAAAGTTTGATTAGACTGAATATAATTTTCAGCCGTCATAAGAGCATCGTAAGCTTTTATATCGTACTCTTGAAGTTTAACAAGAATAGAACGCTTAGCACAAATATTACTAAGCTGAAAAGGATTAGACTTTTTACAAAGTGGTAGCTCACGATAATTAGCAACAGCCAAAGCTAAGCTTGCGTAGCTTAACTTTGCCCATTGAAAATCATTATTAGAAATAGGATTTTGAATTGAAGTAAACGCGCTAATACGCTCCCTAAATTCGGGAGCGCAGCCTGTAAGAAGGCTTAGCGCAATAAGTGATGCAAAAATACGTTTCATTATTTTGCTACCACATTGTTAACATTGGCTAGTGTGACATTTGCTAATGCAGAAGCGCCTTGAACAGTTTTATCAAGGTCTACATTTTTGACTTCAGGAAGATTAGCAGTAGTAGCAATGACAGCAGACTTACGATTTAAAACAACAGTACCAACAGTAAAAATTAAACCCGCTACACTCAGAAAGATATAATTCCAAGTGGCTACGTCAAAAATAGGAAACTTAGCAGCTATAATACCAGCAGCATAACCAGCGATCATTAAAGCTGTATTGTTAGTCTGCAATGGATTGGTAAAACCGGGAGTAGCTTGATTGTTGTTAGAGTTTGACATTTCAAAAGTTCCTTTCTTTCAAATTAATTTTCTTTAAGTGAAATTTAAAAATTTAGCAAGTTTAAACGTAAGACTTTCCAGCTTCTAACAGAGCGTCAGCGTCTTGAATACGACCTTTTTTAATTTGCTTGATAGTTCTACCTAAAATTATCATTTCATCGTGAGTAAAATTATTCATTCGTGTTATGTTACAGAGTTTGCAACATGGAACTACATTAAGCTTGGTATGACCTTGTGAGTTATCTATTCTATCACAGCCAATTCCACTTTCAGCGTCATCACAATAATAACAAGAATTACCTTCAATATTTTCTTTATACCAAGCTATAGTTAAATCAAAATCAAATCCTTTCTTTTTATCTATAGCTTTATAACTCATTACACGATGAAATGAGATTTCTAAAGTTTTATAATATTTTAATCTAGTGATTTTTATTCTAGCTTTTTGTTCAGAAGTATAAACTCTGTTTTCTCTCTTTGGTTTAATTTTAGTTCTTACTCTTTCGCATTCTTTACAAGCATACATAAACCCATCAGGTCTACTTTTATCTTTATGATAATTTTCATCATTTAAATATTTATTTACTCTACAAACAGTACAAATTCTACGTTTAATAAAGTTACTTATAATTTCAGACATAGGGTTTACCAGCTTCTAGTAAGGCTCTTACTTGACTAACTGACTTTCCAGTTGATAATTCATAATGTGGGTAGTCAGGAGAACGCCAATCGCCGCCCCAAAGTAAGCCACATGGTTTTACTAATTTAGCCGCTTCAATATACGCTTTAGTTTGTGCTGCTGTAGCACCAGTATAATAAATTTTACCTTTAAAAATTCCAATATCAAACGCGATGCCGAAATTATGATTTGAATATCCTGCTCTTGCGTTTGTAACAATTTTTCCCGGTTTACTGCGACCTTGAGCGTAAATAGCAGTTTGCTCTGCATAAGTCCGAGTACCAGATAAAATTTGAACTGTTAAACCTCCACCTAAATCTTTTAAAGCTACCATTGCTTTACGCGCTGCAATTTGAGCTTTAGGTAGGAGTGTAGAAATATTACCTTCTGTTCTAGCGTCAAACCGCCCGTACTGCTCAGCGTACTTTACAAATAATTTATTAAAAGCATCTTCTGCTTTACGTGTACCATCGCCATACAAGCCATCTAATTTTAAATTATATAGACCGCACGATGAGAGTAAACGTTGAGCAAATAAAACATCACCTTTGATATTCATTTTAATATATACCTTTTTATTGTGTTGGATATTTAACAACTACGCGCCCATTGGCACCATTACCGCCTAGTCTATCGCCCGCTGCTAATTGAGGTCCAGCGCCACCACCACCAGCACCAGCTACCGCACCAGATGTACCGTTTGAGCCATTACCCCCCCCGTACCTCCTCCACTACAACCGTTGCCAGCAGAACCTGACCCTGTTGCGTATTTTCCACCACCACCACCGCACGCTACAGCATCGCCTAATATAGCATCTGTAACAGTAGAACCTCCATTAGGATTAGCGCCAGAAGCACCATTACCGCCCATGCCAGCACCACCGCCACCAGCAAATAAAGGAGAACCTGAGGATATAGCTCCTGAAAAACCTAATGAGCATCCATTCCAGCCTAACCCGGCATAATAGGAGGCGAGATTTTTACCCCATTGTTCTTGTGTCCAGCCTTTTCTGTCGTGCCAAGATTTATATAAGGCTTGCGTAGGAGCAGATGTATTATGAACAACGGGAAATAACAGACGGTTTTTAACGTTCTCATTTGTTTTCCATTTCGTTATGTCTACACTGTCAACGTAGCTTTTAAATTTATCCGCAGTATCGAAAAATTTGTTTATAATTTGCATAATTATCTTCCTATTGCTCGCCAATATACCGTGCTAATTCCGCTTCCTGTAGCATCGAGCACAACTGCGGTAGTTGTGCATGTAGTATTTATAAATGGTTGATTTCCAGCAGCACCCAAATTGGCGATGCTGACAACAGTATTATAGCAAGCTGTTGGGAATGCTTTTGGGAATGTAACTGTGACAGGCGTTCCAGAAGTTACATTGACCATGCCCCATTGGTCTAAGACCCCGCTGGGAGAGGTAGTGTAACCAGTAGCGGCTAAACTTTGTAACTCGCACTGCGTAGTAGTAAACCCGCTGTTGCTGAAACGAGATATGTTTGGCGAACCGCCGTTTGCTAGGCCGTAACAATTAGTCGTATTGTTGGCCGCGTTGTTATAGATCGTGCCACTTTGGACTGAGACACCCGCGTCGATAGCAATTGCCGTCGCGAACGTATCCCAAGTGTTATTACTAACGGAAAGTCCAGAAACTACAGTAGTAGGCGTAGTATTGCCGATGAACATTACGTCAGTACCAGATTGCTCGCCTCCCATAAAATTGTGTTCTACGGTAAAGCTTTGAATGGTTGAATTGATGTTAAACCATGATCCACCGGCCGCCGTAGTGTCGCCCATCCAATTATATGCGAAATAC